AGCGGTGACATGAACACTGGGTTAGGCAATTGCCTGCTCATGTGTGCTATGGTTTACGCGTATGCGCAAAGCCGTGGCGTACAAATTAAGTTGCTCAATAATGGTGATGATTGTGTTGTTATCATGGAGGAAGAGGATATGGAAGTGTTTAATGATGGTCTGGATCAGTGGTTCTTGGAAATGGGGTTTCGCATGGTAGCGGAAGCACCTGTCTATGAACTACACCAGATCGAATTCTGCCAAATGCATCCTATTGAGATTGGGGAGGAGTGTAGAATGGTAAGGAATGTGCCAACATCACTCAGGAAGGACACGTTGACCGTGCATGACCTACGTAATGCGGCCACTCGAGAGAAGTGGTGCACTGCGGTGGGCACGTGTGGTTTGTGGCTTACTGGGGGAGTGCCTGTGGTGCAGGATTTTTACCAAGCATACCAGAGGATTGGTTGCATGAGGCAGAGTAAGATCTTAAATGATCCGACCTTTGCCACTGGAATGCGGCTTATGTCCAAAGGTATGGAGGAACACCATCGGGAACCGGACGCTTGGACGCGAGTTCAGGTGTTTGAGGCCTGGGGTATTACTCCTGACGAGCAAACAGCGCTCGAGCTATACTACCGTACATACCAACTCGACTCTACCGTTTTACGTGATGACATCATGAACTACGAATCATTGTTGGATACCGTGTTGCCGTAAAGGCCGCGATATTCAATTCAATCCTTAGAGACAGATTAATATCAAAACAAAACAAAAAGAGCTATAATGGTTAAGGTCAAGAAGAGTAAGACCAAAACAAAAATGAAAGATAAAGAGATGACCCGCCTGGGCTTCGCATTACGTGCGTTAGGTACACTAGGGGGTGGTAAGATTGGGGCGTATATGGGCAATCCGGCGGCGGGTGCGGCAACTGGTCACAGTTTTGCTGCAGCTATCAGCCGCTGGTTGGGTTCTGGCGACTACACGATCACAGCCAATACGTTGGCGAGGGCCTCACCAAATGGCATGATCCCCGCGATGCACAACAATGGTCAGAGTATCGTTGTTCGTCATCGCGAGTTCGTGTCTGAAGTCCTTAGTTCAACGTCTTTTTCGGTGCAGCAATCGCTGCCTATCAACCCTGGGATGCCAGTCACTTTTCCGTGGCTGAGCTCCATTGCTGCGCAGTACGAAGAGTACCGCATCAAGGGTATGGTATACCACTATGTTCCCACTAGTGGCAATGCGATTAACTCAACGAATCCGGCTTTGGGGTCTGTGATGTTGCAAACAACCTACCGTGCTAATGCGGTTGCGCCAACGTCCAAAATGGAGATGATGAACGAGTATTGGGCCTCGGAATCTGTGCCATCGGAGACTTATTGTCATCCGATTGAGTGCAATCCGCGGGAAAATCCATTCAACGTTCATTACGTGCGGACTGGTGCTGTCCCCTCTGGGGATAGCCCTTTGCTGTATGACTATGGGAAGACATTCCTTGCTGTCACTGGTAATCCAGCAACTGGTAATGTGTTGGGTGAGCTGTGGATCTCTTATGAGATTGAGTTGCGAAAACCGGTTTTGACCGGTACTAACGACCTGTCCACTGCTTCCCTGACAGCCAGCACTGCTACCGGTATTGACAACAATCACATGTTCGGAACTAGTCTAACGGCTCAGGCAACAACCATGCCCGCCGGAGTTACGTATACAAACGGCAGTGCTGTTGGCGCGATTAATTTCTTGCCTGGCACAATTGGGACTTATTTGGTCACATACTGGGCAACCGGTGGTGCAGCCAATATTACCCTTACTTCCGTTTCTGGGACGGGATCCTCGTTGTCACCATTGCCTTTTAATGGCTCTGGGTCTCTCAACTTGGCGTCTTCTACCAGTGGGGCCTCTTTGGCCGTTGTAACTATCACCAACCCAACTACCACAACCACCGTCAATTACTCCGTAGGAACATTCACCCCGACGCGGGTGGGTGTGACCATTACTGCGTTCAACCCGACGGTTACTTTCTAGATCAACACAAACATTCATAAAATAGAAAACGTGGGACACGTTGCCGCTTCGCCAGCGGTGGATACTCGCGCAAAAACACATAACCGGATTACCGGATGTACTTCATCAATGTCAGGGTGGTTTCCTAGATCACCGAGCAGGGCTCACAAACCGGAGTTAGCAGAACCGGTGCTTGCCCTATGTAGTCTCCCGCCTTGGCGGTCAATCACACTCTTCGGAG